TATATACAGTCGTGTTATCAGACTCCCACTCCTCCAGTATATTAGGAGGGAATGCGTGAATCATTGATATTAAAGCTTTGATCTGATCAGGCAAGGTATTCTCATCGAATATTCTTACATGGTTCTTTGCTACCACAACTGCGTATTCATTGTCTCTGACCCACATAGCTACCCTACTGCTTCCATTAAGATTTCTATGAGCGACAGGTGTTAGTTCACTATTGATATCATGGAGCATGCTTGGGTAACAGTACAATAAGTTTATTGTTTGAATGTCCCACCGAGAAGTCCATGTCTTCAAAGTAATGATCTGTGTATTTAACACCTATCTCATTGTCTTTGTCGAAATATCTAGTCTGACTTTCCATGTATGAGCGAATCATTGCGACAGTCGGTGCATGCTCAGTTTCTTTCAGGCTAGCATACCGTGTCAGGGGTGACTGAAACTCATACCCAAGCTTGTTGGTACTCGGATTCATTGCGGTCACAAAGTCTGCCACATAGTAACCCCTTACAGAGTCGCTTCTGTATCTGTCATTCTCTATGAATATCATAGTACATCCCTTCTTGAAACGATCTGCCGTTGCTTGACTGCCTTTGACAGATTCAGAAGCTTTCATGTAGTTATCATATATCTTCTGATAGTCAGGGATGTGCTGATGTACAGACATATCATCAATACCCAACAAAGCCTTGAGTGCATCCAATGCCTGAGTCCCACTAATACCAATGTGCGGTTCTCTCTCGTTTGTTATCTCAGCTATTGCATGATAGATAGCACTATTGAACATCTCCATCGCCTTGGCTTCCGTGGGTTGTTCTTTGTTCTTCTTGATAGTGCGAATCAGATTGGGTAGCTTTTCAGAGTCTCTCGCACCATTACCTGACCACTTACTAGACCTATCTTTGCTGATGATGCTTGGCATGTCAGCAACATAGATAGGCTTACCATTACTTGTATTCACACTCAGTTCGCCAATCCTCATGCCGTTGGGCATCTCAAGCGTAATACCTCTATTTTGAAAGTTATCCCCATCAAAACTAACTCGCGTGTTGAATTCATGGCAGAACTCTTGCGCAAACTTTGTCAGGTGTGTGCTATTAGACAGAAGTCTATGGGCTTTCCACGCATCGCCATATGTAGATACTATTTCCATGATTACTTTCTCCTAGTTAAATACGAATGAATCGGTTGTCACATTGATCGATGATGATGTAGCCCCACTTGGATGTTGGGAACTTCTCACCGATAGGTAACTCTTTTAAGATTGCGGCATTGTCACAACCTACTAATACAATATCTCTTATGTCCTCCTTGATTCTTCTGTCGAGAGTTAATTTATAGTGTCCATCGAATGCTCTTGTGATCTGTCGCATTGCGTTCTCGGTATCCTCAGATTTGAATATGGTATTCAATAAGTGACGATGACTGTAGTAGTGATGACCCTCACCCGCGATAGAGAATACGATTGCGGCATCAACATACTTCTTCTCTCTCACCAATTTAACAAACAATCCTTCGTCGAGACTATCAATACCGCCCTCTTGCTCATACAAGTCTTTGAACACCTCCAATATGCCTGTCGGTGTCATTGGCTCAATGAACTTCATCGCCATCGTTTGAAACTCTACAAACTCTTTGAGTGTTTCGTTGGCTTTTTTCTTATCTATGTCTCGCTTATAAAACTTATATGGCGTGACTGCTTCTCCTGTTTTCAGATCAATACGCAATCCCTTGAATATTGGATGCATTTTTGTGTTGGTGTAATACACCACACCACCACGCCCACCATCCTGATGGATGTACCCATGAGTTGCTTGTGACATAAACATACAGTCACCTTGCCCTGAAAAGTTAACTACCTCGAATGAGTTGTCAGGATGTATCGTCAGCAAGTGTCGCTTGTAATTCCATGTATCCAAGTTCTTGTCTTTCTCCACAATCTTCTTGGACATATCAGGATGGGTATAGTAAATGTCAACGACATTACCTCTGAGCCTGAAGTGCCTGTCAGAGTATCGCCTTGCGCCTAAGTTGTACGCGCCATTTGAATCCCTGTATGGCTTTGCCGTCTTTGCGTACTCAATGAGTGCGTTGTAACTAACATTTTGTATGTCGTAGAATGCCATGATCAATTCTCCATAAATACTTTTTTGCCTGTCGGAGGAGTCCAATTTCTGTTCTCCGTAACCATCCACAAAGTTGGTGCAGATATATTCCACACCACATCGCTCTCAAGAAAACCATCGGTGAACACCAATACGCATTCAGCGTTGATCTTCTTCTTGTTTATGTATTCAGCCACAGATGAAACTCTAGTTCCCCCGCCACCCAAAGGCTTCAACATCGAACCGATTTGGTCATAGTTATCCGTAAAGAGTTGTTCACCATGTACCTTGGTGTCCCACCACAAAACGCGCACCGCATCAGGCGAGACTGCTTCACAGATAGAGACTAGTTCTGAGGCGAACTCATTAAGTTGCTCTTGTCCAATCGAACCTGAAGTATCTATCGCCACCACCACCTCACCAATAGTTTCATTCTCTACTGTTGGTAGATAGATATCGTTGGAGATGAGTCGCCTATTGAACTTGCGCCATGTGTACTCATCCTTGCCTTTGCATGATGATGTTACAAAGTCTGCCAACTCTTTCTTCCAGTCGATGACAGGGTTGAGCAAGTCGGTGACAGATCGGGGCAGATCAATACCCAAGCGACCCGCTAAGAGTGCGCCTTCTCGTATTGCTCTATCGATCTTGCCATCCATTTCCTTGGCTTCCTCTTGGGTCATAGGTTTGCCAAAGTCATGCTTATCGAATTCGTATTCACCACCCCCTGAACCACTACCCTTCTCGCCTTCCTTGTCAGGCTTACCACCACCTCCGCCACCACCCTTCTTGCTCTTGAGTAATTTGTATATCTCACGCATGCTCATGTTGTGATACTGCGGGTCATACAGTCCACCCTTGGGTAGTTGAACTAACTCGGGATACTTCTTGCTGATCTCCATGATCATGTCATTGACCACATAGTCAGCCGCCTTGTTAGCTTTGTCACCATCCTCCTTGAACATGTCTGCTCCGTGCAGATGGTGTCGCAATCCAATGTGCAAGTTCTCATGCAAGATGAGTCCATTGACCTCGGCTTGTGTTGGGCAGATAGTCTGTAAGAATGTTCTGCCATACTTCTTGTTGATGCCATCCGTGTAGGCGGTAATCGCTTCATCCACCACCTCAGTTGCGCCCATCATCATCACGCCACCCCACAATGCGGTCTCGGGGTGTTTCATCAGGGCGATATGCCCCTTCTTGATTCGTTGCTCTTCAGTAATCATTATGGTCTCCAGTAATAAAGGTCTAACAGTAAAACGATGAGTGCTATCAGGAATAATACTCGCTCAAACTTTTCCCATCTTGTAAGCATGTGCTACCTCACAGGAGTTGGTGATTGTCAGTTGCCCACTTGTTGATCTCTTGGTTGTATCGCGCCAACTTGGGCTTGGCTCGCATCATCATGGTGAAAAAGATCGATTGGATTTCTTCTTGGGGAATACGATTCACAAAGTCCATGTACTTGTTCAGGGTATCCTGAGTATCTAACTTGTCGATTGCCTCGAACAACATCATGACCAATGCGCTTACATTGTCAGGAACGCTGATAGTCTTAGGGTTCTTGATGATGTCCTCATACTTAGTCAGGCGACCCTCAAGTGAGATGAATGCCGCGATAGACTTAGCGAATGCTTCGCCAGCAGTACCCGCCAACGCAACAGTTAATGCATTCTCTGAGAATTCGCTACGCTTCTCGACGATTGGAGAACACTTAGCCAATGAGCGCGGAGACACAAAGGACTTGTTAGTCGATGATGGTTTAAAGATATATGGGTTGTCTTGCTGATCGGGATCTAAGTAAGACTTGAACGCCTTGGTATTCATAGCCGCCCACGCACGAATGGGTCGCGCAATGCCGTTCGCACTTGCCCATGTATTCCACTCATCATGGTTAGGCTTACGCATACTGACCAAGCACACACGATTCCCAACGTGAGCCAACATGCCATCGCCCACACCATCGCTTGCATTGTTACTTGTTGCAAACACATAGCTACCTTCTGGGAGTTGCTCATCACCCACACTACGCTCTAGCATAAGCCTTGTATAAATGATCTGCATCAGCTTGGGTGACTTCATGAACTCATCGAGCATGATCACCTTCTTCTTGCCGTTGCCCATCTTGAACAACGATGAGACATAGTACTCAAGAGACTTGCTCTGATGATTTGGTATCGATGCCGCGATATCCATCATGTCTTTCACAGGGCAATCGACATAGATGTAGTCGTACTCATCCTCACCCATATCTGCTTTAAGCATTTCTAAGATGGTTGATTTGCCAACCCCAGGCTCAGAGACAACGATTACAGTATTTGTTTGTCCAATGGACTTGATGAGTTGCTTGGTCTCATCGATAGATGTGGTCAATGAAAAGTTTACTTTCGACATGGCTTTCTCCAATTTAATGTTTCAGGGATTACTGACTTACTTTTTTGATCTCAAAGGTTTTTGTTTCCTCATCGACCTCGATGTAGGCTTCTTTCAAACCTACTGCTACCAATGCACAAGAGATGTAGATGCGCTTACGCTCTGATCTCCAGTACATGACTGTCATGATTGCAAAAGCAATCAACAATACAATTTCTAAATCTGTCATACGAATGCTTTCAATGGTTTGAAGTTGGACAACAAGTCATCCACGCTCTCTTTCACTTGGCTTCGTGCATACGAACTCTCACGCAACTCCTCGCATGTCACTCCATCCAATGCGTTCTCTAGTCGAGCTCTAGCATCCTCCAATGCATTGTTATTTGTTAAGTTAAAGGACTTCAGGGTCTCACACAACTCCTTGGCTTGTGTGATGGTTGTGTCGTAAATCTTCTTGCGCTTGACCTTGCCATCCTCGTTGGCGGTATTCTCTGTGCATGCATTGCTGATGCGCTCAGCGAAAAGGACAAGTCTCTCGCTCGCATCTTGCATGACTGTATCGATGATCTCTCCCACTTGCTTCTCGTATCCGCGCATCAAGTCTTCAGCGATAGCCTCGCTGATGTTAGACCTGAAGTCATTCGCGGGGACTTTCGTTATGAACAACTTGATCTTGAATCGGCTTCGCAATTCTTGTGGTTCAGGGTACTCTGAACGATTAAACATGTCGCCTTGCTTGAATGCCGCATCGCTTACCATCGTGGGGTATGACGCAATGAACTTATTAAACAAGTCATCAAAGGCTTTCTCATGCCCCTCGTATTCTTTCTTGAATTTCTCAAGGTTGATCATGGGCAACAGACGCATCGATCCCGCCCAATCGTAGGTGCAACGCTGAAGCCAGTTATAGACGGTTTGCCGATAGTTAAGGAGGGCTTTGTGGTCGGGCGAGTTAGCGAGCAAGTTCTTGGTGAACTTACCTGCCTCAGAGGATGCATTCTTAGCGGATGTAACCTCGTCAGAGATGGCGCGATCTTGCTTGGTCGCAGTCCACACATTCACGTCTACTGAAACAATAAGCGCAGATGTTGCAAGTGAGATCACTTGGCTTGGTTGTTGTAATTCAAAGTTCATTTCAACGACTCCCTTTATGAGATGAGTTAAGGTTAAGTAACAAGGAACGATCAGTCACAACTATGTAGTTGGACTTGGGCATCGGCACGATTGTGTGTTTCACAGTCCGCGCGTGTAACTCGCCACATGGCATACACAATGTATAACCATGTAGTTGGCGAGCAATAGAAAATGGTTCACCACAGGCTGAACAACTAGGTGTCACAGAACTGAGGTGTTTAGCTGACGGGCAATGACTCGCCATTCATGCGGCAAGCCTTCCTCCGCATCTGCCTTGATGCATGTATATAGGTCATACATGGCAGTCTCTTTGTTGGTGAACACATCTGTCACAACACCATCGCACAGAAGTAGATATACTTTGTCAGGTAATTGTGAAGAGATAGTCTTGCGCATTGCATCGCGCACAGACTGATGCACATTGGCATCATTGGCGATCTCTTGCAAGATCGTGTGGATTTGCTTGAACTGTCCCATAACTAACTCCTTACTGAAATTTCACGATACCGTGAATGACTAACTTAGACTAATGAGTAGAGAACTTCCCCACTCAAATTACATTATACCATAACTTTACAAATAAACATAGGGATATACCCCAACTTTGTTGAGTCATAGGTCTAGTGTTAAAGGCTCTTGCGGTACAGGATGAATCTCATACCCAAGCTTGCGTATACACCTGAGAGTTGTCTCGGTCAGGGTCTTGGTATCTGCAATGGATGCAAACACCTTCGCCTTCTCACACACGGGATACACAACTCGTTTCCCATATACATCCGTTACACGAACCTGAATGAAGTGTTCATAGCCTAATCGCAAAGCCATGACTTCATCGGCTTCTCCCCTTGTCTCCCATGTGTTGTCACCATGCACATCGCACAGGTAGTCGCCATCATCCTTCTCTACCATGTAGCCCTCGGTTGTTCTGATTACTTTCATTTCATTTCCTCCAAAATATCATACTGTTCAGGGTAAATAACTTTTGATACAAAGAATCGTTTATCGGATACTTCAACGCCATCGAAATTCACACCCGCAATGATGTTTCCATTTGCCCCCCAATCCTCCATCGCGGTGTACAGATAGCCCTTCGCTTCTACCTCTGACTGATGGTGTACATATACAGTCATCTTGACCTCGTATACATTGACTACACCACGCTTCTTTTGCTTGAGTGATAGTTTCATTTCACATCTCCCTGAAACGCTGAGTCATACTGTTTCCATGCTTCGCATGTCGGGCATCCATCTTCATGCTCGGGGCAACGCTCACCCCAATAGAACTGAACTGCTTCATGGATGGGGTTGTCGTAGGGTTCGGTGTTGGTATTGATCTCAAGATCGTGATTGTGTGCCATGTTGTTTCCTTATAGGATGTTGTAGCCTTTGAGCCAACGACGTGTGTCTTTGCCCATACTGACTATTGATAGACCCTCGTACTCGTTGTCGATGTCCTTGAACTCATCAAAGTCGAATGCGGGGTCAGTTGTGTTTGTGCAGAGATAGTCTCTGTCATTCAGCGGGTCGTGAATCGCTAACCAATCGCTCACCACCTTGTCAGCGTCTAGTTGCGTGGCAGACTGACGTACAGTCCGTGGGGTTGTAACGCGCAATGCTTTACGCATCTTGCGGGGCAGGTATTGGTGTTGCTCCCGATTTGTGGGATTGACCAAAAAGTGAACTTTCATTGCTTTCTCCTAGAATTTTTTCACTACCCCCTGAATGACTAAACAGGGGTTCGATGAGTCTAATCACCCACCGAACTTCCATTATAACATGTATACCTGATTACAAGAAGTGTCGGGGTCAACTATTTTGAGATGGGGTTGGATTGGAATTTATTTGGCTTTTGTAAAGTGGCGTTGGAATTTGGAAAATGGTTGGAATTTTTTTGGATGGGTTTTTGAGAGGCTAACTATACTTATATATAGTATATATAGATATAATAGTATTCTTTTTTAAAAAAGAGTGCTGATGTAAAAAGTGCAAATTCCAAAATTCCAAAATTCCAAGGGGATGTGCGGAGAACGAGGAGGTTAAAAACCCATATAGTTAAGTTAAAACCAACAAAGTATTGCACTAGCTGATGAAGAGAAGCGAACGTGAATAACTCTACAACCTTGGCTCTCCTCCGCACAAACTGGAATTTTGGAATTTTTAGCCATGATTTGCCAAAAAAGCCTTATAAAACAAGGACTTGCGCGGTTCCAATTTCGATTCCAATTTTGGAACGACTTTACAAATAAGTGGAATTTCTAGGTAGTAACCCTAGTTTCAGATTTGGAATTCCAAAGTTCCAGTTCAGTTCCAGTTGTGTTGGAATTACATTGGAACATTGGAATAATTTCACTAACCCCTGAATGACTAAGTTAGAGCCTTGCCCACGCACACGCTCGCTCACACACGCGACGACAAGTAACTGGTCTCGTAGGGTCGAGACGAAAAAAAACCCCGTCAGACCTTTCGATCTGACGGGGCGGGCTTGCTAAGTTACTTGCTTAGCGCAGACTTGAAGGCATCGATTGCCATGCGAAGTTTTACTTCGGTTGGTGCAGTGGCATCATTGCGTGCCAGTGCAGTCTTGCATCGGGCTTTCATTGCGTCGAAAGTATCCTTCTCGAAGTCAGTCCAAACCTTGGCTTGGATGCGCTCTCTGACCTTTCCCTTGTCCAACTCTTTACGCACTGCGCGTTTCAAGTCTGACATTCGGTTGCTGACATACTTGCTGAAATCGTCGCGTATGCCCTTGATCACGCCATGCTTGACTGGGTTATCAGTCTTGATCTGACCGAAGGCTTGCTGACTGTAAGACAAGCAATATGCCAGACTGACACTATGCAAACCCTTCGGGTTGGGTGTCCACTCATCAGAGTAAACAACGGCAGGGTGCAACTCTTGCCAACGAAGTGCCCAACCTGATTTCAACTCTGCACCAACTTCGTCAGAGTATGAATTCAGAAAGTCAGGGCACTTGCTGATAACGAATGATGCGACATTCGTCATGCGCTCGCCTGACAAGGCAGACTGATAACCCGCATCCTTGAAGGATGTTATTTCAACCACTGGGGTTGGGGTAGTTGCAGAAATGGCTTGTGCCACTGGGGAAAGTTTTGCTTTAGACATTGTGTCTCTCCATTAAAAAGCAATTTTGAAAATGTCAGACCAACCGAATTGCTGTCCTGACACTTTATATATGCCCGATATCCTATCCATTAAGCAAGTTTTCACGGATAGGTGAATTTATAACCTAGCGGTCAGGCACGCACACGCCTTCGCGCGGCGACAAATAACTGGTATCAATTCCACGGGCACAAAAAAAGGAGGCCGAAGCCTCCTTTGGTCAGGGCATCAGCACATGCCTTGATAGCTTGCTGAACTCGTTACCCTCTAGCTTTGCAATGAACATTGCCCTTGCAACTTGGTAGTTGATACGCTCACGTTCTTTGGTTCGTATCGTATGGAAATAATCAAAAGCCCGACGATTGTTGCGACATATGTTGCGTAGTTCAAACATTGTCAGGCTCAGCGCGTACTGTACATCGTCGCGTGTGTCAAACAGTTCAAGTTGTGTCATGTCGTTCTCCTTAGTTGAGTTGTTTGTGTTTGTTTAACAATTGATGGATGTCACAACTTGGATCACCCATTGCTTTGGTCTCGCTGATTAGCTTAGCGTCAGACCATCCTGAGATGTCGATCCAAGCAGGGCGCGTTGCGTACACATCCAAGCAGACTGTCCAGAAGTCACGCTCAAGTTGCTGGCGCTTTTCAATCGATGCGTTGATCTTGTCACGCAGAACTTCACCTAATGTTTTCATGCTATCTCTCCTTGGTTATAAATAGAATGCAACCTTACGGCTGATCCAAAAGGGCTTCTTGAATGATGCGAAGAAGTACCCGACTCGAGCCTGATTACCGACTCGCACATGCTTTGTATAGAACATAGTCTCTCCTTAAGAGAGGGGCCGAAGCCCCTCGTGTTACCACTCGCCGCGAGCCGCGACCAGTCTGCCTCTGATGCCGATCAGCACTACAGTGTGCGTCAGCTTGTACTGAGCCGCCCAACTGAGCGCCTCGTTCATCGTGTATGCGTAATGCACGAATGTCTTATCTTCCCATTGCACTATCACTTTGTAGTGCGTCAACCAAACCCACAATGCTTTGATCATTCGATCTCTCCTGTTACAGCACAGCACTATTGCTCTGCATACTATCTTTATGCCTGATGGGGTACGGCATTTGCAAATTTCCTCGGTTTGACCCCACCTATACCCGGCCCCCCAAGCCTGCGAGCTGGTTCCATCGCGCCCTATACACTAAGACTTGTACGAATAACTACTTAAATTACGAAAACGTCGGTACTTATCAATATCTACCGACACTTACTGACTGTTTAACACCCCCCACCCCTTCTTTTTCTACGCACTGTTGGCTGTCAAGTTTTTACGGAAAACACCCCCCTATAGGATTCCTACCACCCTTTACAAATATGTGGTATATTTATTTCCGTTGGGGTAACTGTGCAAAGGCTTTTTAAGCTTGCGGACGAGCAGCCAACCCAACACCTTTTAACGGAGTGCCACTTTCCTCCTATGCTAGAAAACATACCAGACGTTGAAGAAAACGTACCATTGCCAGCCTCGGCTACTGAGGCTATGCCCGAGCTTTCCCCAAAGGAAGAACTAGACATGATGGCTAGAACAGCCAAGATGTTGTCGGACATAACAGGAGAACCGCTCGCCCCAACACAAGAACACCGGGGTCAAGCCATGCAATTAGCCGAACAGGTCATTGCAAACAAGACAGACATGAATCTAGCGCAGTATCCCAATGAGACGATTGCCTATTTAGCAGGCATGGTGGCTCAATATGACTACATGGTCGTGCGGGAACTAGCAGATTTGAAAAAGTACGTCGTGAACAAACTCTTACAAGAGACTGACAACCCAGATCCTAAGTACAGGTTAGCTGCGGTGAAGGCTTTAGGAGAAGTTGATGGCGTAGATGCATTTAAGAAGCGCTCAGAACTCACAATCAAGCACCAATCACTTGAAGAAGTGGAGAGTGAGTTGCTTGCGACACTGCAAAGACTAGAAAAACGCACGGTTGACGTTCACGCTAAAGTTGTAAACGATGAAAATCACGCCTGAACAGCTAAAACTCATCCGAGATGCCCTGCCATTTATGGCGGAAGAGGATAAACGTCGTAATTTAGAGCTTTTGAAGATTTACGACAGTGAATCTGTGCAAGATGTGGGTAAAAACGACTTTTTAACCTTCATTGACCACGTATATCCGGGCTATAAAGTAGGCCCACACCACAGAAGACTGGCCAAAATCTTTGAAGACATTGCAAATGGCAAGAAAAGACGGGTTATTGTCAATATTGCCCCCCGTCATGGTAAGTCTGAGATGATTTCTTACCTTGCACCTGCATGGTTTCTAGGTAAATACCCTCATAAAAAGGTTATTATGGCCTCCCACACAGCGGATTTGGCGGTCAATTTTGGTCGTAGAGTGCGTAATTTGGTGGGTTCTGACCCCTATAAAGACATCTTTCCGCAGGTCGAATTGCAGTCAGATTCCAAATCCGCGTCCCGTTGGGGCACTAATTTCCAAGGAGAATACTTTGCTATTGGTGTCGGAGGTGCTCTTGCTGGTCGTGGCGCTGATCTATTTATTATTGACGACCCTCACTCGGAACAAGATGCTAAGACTGGGAGACCGGACGTTTTCCTTCCTGCTTGGGAGTGGTTTCAGTCTGGCCCTCTCCAGCGTCTTATGCCGGGTGGCTCTATCATTAT